CCGGCGCCTCTTTGACTCAATGCCCCCGGCCAATAAGCTCTACCTCGTTAACTCGCCGAACCAGCCGCCCGACACGGTGCCTGGCAGTCTTTGGGGGCTTTACAAATCCCAGCTCCAAGCCGGCCGAATCCACCAAAATTAGAGTATATTAGCGGAATACAATATGGCACAACAACGCGTACCTCTTAAAATTGATGGCGCCGGCTGCGTTACAGCAGTAGGCTCAATTAACGATGATAACTATGATGAGTGTGTAATATGCGGCAAAAAGACGCCTTACACTAGGTCAACGCACATTGACTTAAGGCACGGATATGTAGAAGGAGCAGGACAGGGCTGTTATCAACCAGAAGTCTGTAATGAGCCAGTAGAACCTATCGACCCGCCAAATGATCACTTAAATCACTTTCTAGTATCGTTTCACACAGTTAAATCTACGCCCAATGATGCTCAGTTAGGAGCAAAAGTTAGAGAAATATTCTGGGAAACGGTTAACTCACAAATAAAATAATCCAATGCCAGTTAAGAACAATGCTTACTTACGGCATAAGGTGCTGGACAAGCGTTTCAGAGATTTCAATAGACAGTATTGTATTGGCGAGGCCTCTATTCGTAAATATGAAACAGTGACCTTCATATCAATGTAATAATGGGAACAAATTATTATAGGCTTCCGACTGCATTTGAAATGCACGAGAGAAAGACTCTACTTGAAAAAAGGATTATCTCCATGCGAATGGAGCCGGACGAAACTGAACAGGTCTTTATCACGGCCCCAACCGGCGAATTGGAGCACGACAGCCCATGGTCAGAATTTTTGCATGGAACAAGGGTTCACTTAGGCAAGCGGTCTGGCGGCTGGAAATTCTGTTGGAACTTTCACGAAAGCGAGTATTATTCAAACAAGGATGAGCTGCTAGCCTTTGTTAGATCTGGCCGAGTCGTTGATGAATACGACAAAGAGTGGCAACCAGAAGATTTCATTCAAATGGCTCTTGATTGGGGCCAGCCTGATGGCAGGATCCTGTATGAAAAGTGTATTGATGGACTTAACGTTTCAACATCAACTGAATTTTCTTAATATTTAGATTATGAATATTGATCGAGCAGCCCTAACTGAGTGGGTTAAGACTAAACTATTAAACGCAAATACCGTTAGCGAAACTAAGTTACTATTGGAACTAGCAGATGACTTTAATCTATTTGACATTGATTCCGAATTATCGCAGCTGTCGATTGCGTAATAAGCTAAATAAATAATTCCATGAAGTATCTCAAATCGTGGAGAGTATTCGAGTCAGACGGTTTTGGCTGGGATGAGCGCGATCGCATGGCTGATCTCGGGCTTAATCCGCAACCTACTGAACAGGAGAATCGTCAATACTCATATCTAGTTAAGTGGGAAAGTCCTGAATCAAAAGATATTATGCGAGCTCGCAATCTAAAAAGTAGCCGAGGTGTTCGCAGCGAAGACGGCATGCCAATTAAGAGTGAGGCTGAAAAGATGGCCAAGCTTATTACAGATGTCAAAAAGCTTGTTCGTAGAGCTAAAGCAGTTTGGCGAGAATACGGAGGCCCTGGCTTTGATCCATTCTATCGTTCGCTACGTAGATTTGGTTTTACTGAAGGTCAAATCCAAGAGCTAAAGGACCGCGCGAACCGCACCTAACCAATATTCTTATATTTTGGGTAAATTATACTCGTGGAAAGATGCCCAACAGTAGACTTAAGTATCTCTTTGGATACAAGCGAGCCAACCTCACTAGGAATAAAGACTCCGACTGAATTATCAATCGAAGAACAGATCCGGTTATTGGAACTAGGCATTGAAGCTCAAATCCTGACACCGGTCGAAATAGCTAGACTCAAGTCGCTAGGCCTTAATCAAACTGATCAAAAGGTTGGTCACCGGAAAAATGACAGACTAAAAGGGTAACCCCCTGGCAAATGTATCCCCGGTCATTAAGGGAAGAAGCAGTATTTTATACATTTACTCCATGTCATACCTGAATGTTGAAATAAAGGCCCGCTTCCCAACCCTGCTTTTGTACGAAATTACCTGCTGGACAATAATGCTGAATTCAAAGGAACGGATGAACAACTCGACGCCTATTTCCATGTTCCCAACGGGCGGCTCAAGCTTCGTGAAGGAAAAATTGAAAATAACCTGATATACTATGAGAAGCCCTTACAATTTACTCCAAGAAATATACAGAGAAGACCCTTGGAAAGTGATGGTGTGTTGCATTTTGCTGAATCAGACCACCAGAAAGCAAGTAGACAAAGTCAGATATGAGTTATTCGAAAGATGGCCAGATCCGCTTTCAATGTCACAAGCAGAGATAGAAACTCTAGCCGACCTCATCAGGCCTCTTGGATTTTACAAAAGAAGAGCCCGGACTCTTACTAGATTTAGCAAAGAGTGGAATGAAAAACGATGGCAAAGTCCAATAGAGCTTTACGGTATAGGCGAATACGGTCAAGACTCTTGGAAAATTTTCATAGATAACCAAATGGTAGAAGAGCCGGCAGATCACGTACTAAAAGACTACATAAAATGGAAAAAGAGCTTAAGATAGAGATCGTGGTTAATAAATAACCATATGCAAAATAAATCTATTTTATTGTTCGAGGCCTGGTCTATTTCACAAATAGCTGACACAATTAATGCGGCAGTTACTGGAATTGGAACAGATGAGGTTGCATTACTTAATGCAATTTTACAATTAGCTGACAGACAATCAGTTATATCACTAAATCAGTTAATGACTGGCTCGAATAAGTACACCTATAAAACGCTAGATGACGTGATCAATGGCGAACTTGGCTATTTTGATACAGATATTCTCTCAAAAATTAACTACCATCTAAAGAAAATCAGAGCAACTGATTTATTACCAGCAGGTGAAATGAAAATAACCTCGCCGGAGCAGATCATTTCAGAAATTTTACCTAGGGTAAAACAACACGAGGGAGTTAAATCCAAAATGTATTATGATAGCCGGGGAATTCCAACAATAGGGGTCGGCTTTAACCTAAATCGGCCTGACTCTACTCAAAAACTGCAAGCCGTGGGTGCAGACCTTCAATCAATTAAAACAGGTAAAGCTGTACTAACTGACGATCAGATTTCAAAGTTATTGATTCAAGACTTAACATCAGCTCAGCGTGATGCTCAAATACTAGTACAAAATTGGAAGGCTCTACCTGATTCAGTAAAGGGAGTTTTGGTTGAAATGACATTTAATTTAGGTAAGAAAGGCCTCAGCGAATTTAAGAATTTTTTAGGCCATATCAATTCAAGAAATTTTCAAAATGCTGCACATGAAATGCTAAGATCAAGTTGGGCAAGACAAGTTGGAAATAGAGCAGTCACCCTATCGAATATTGTAAAACAAGCATAATCCAAGCCTAGTCGTAATGGCTAGACATTCCTTGGGACCGTTGAGGCTGGATTCGCTACATCCAGCCTCTTTTTTAGATAAATAATCGTATGAAGTATTTACATAAGTTTACTACATTCATTAATGAATCATTTGAGACTGAACATAGTCGCAGAGATGAAAATCCATTGACTAAACATCAAATGACAATTATTGAAAAATTAGTTTCTGCACTAAATGATAAAAAGCCTCGTCAATTTAATGAAGTCGAGTTGTATGCAGATGGTACAATTATTGTAAGCTATAGTGCAAATGTTACTGACTGGATGGACTTAACTGCCCAAGGCGAATCAATTAGAATGTGGGTTGACGAAGTTGCTATACTTAGACCAATCTTTTTAGAAATAGAGGGGCTTGCTTCAGACGAAATATCGAGAATGAAAGAGCTTAATCTAATTGAAGATACTTCAGCATATATTGAATTAGATGGAGAATATATTACTGGCTTTAATATTTCAACTGAATTAACTTATACATCAAAAGATGTTCCATTTGAGCATACTGAGGGTAATTCAACTGCTGAATATTATAATGCTCAATATCTAGATCTAAATGATAATGGTCCACAAGATTATTCAAATATTGCTGAAGGACTTATGGATACTATTCAAAATTGGCTTGATGAAACTGCTATCGGCGAACCGCAATTACAAGAATTATTAGATCAAGAGTTTCCAAACGATGATGAGGAAGACGATGATGAGGAAGACGATGATGAGGAAGATGGCAATGAAAATGATGATGAAGATGGCAACAACTAAATATATTAAATTATTTGAATCATTCAATCAAATTCAAATTACTGGCGAAGAGCCGTTTATTAAATGGGCATGTGATCAATTAGGAATCAAAGAGTGCCCAAAGATAGAATTTGGCGAAGACCATAACTTTGCAAAGGAGCGTAGATCAATGGCATATTTTAATCCTGACGATTATCGAATCTTTGTATTGAAAGGAACCCGCACCAAAGCCGACTGGCTGAGATCCTTGGCCCATGAGCTTGTACATGTACATCAATTAGAAAGAGGTGAAAAACTAAATGGCGAAACCGGCTCTCCTCACGAGAACGAAGCAAATTCAAAAGCCGGCGAACTGCTTAGAGATTGGGGCAAACTTGACGCAAGCATTTACGAAGCGTAACTTTTTTGGTATATTAGTCCAATGCAAGGATTTACTGTATACTATTTACACTACGAAGATCCAGATTTCAAAAAGCCAGCCTGGAATAGCAGACAGGATTTTGTCAGAACGGTTGGCGCGCCAACTGGTGAGTCTGCAATAAATTGGGTTAAGGCCCAATTTGAGACACCAATTAAAATCATGGGACTTGGAGTTAGTAAATTAGAAGATTGCGAAATTGTAATTAACGAATAGCGTATAGTTAATGTGTTATAAAAAGTACATTATATTACACCGTATCTTACAAAAACCCCAACCTTTAGAATACTACTATGAGTAAGAAAATTAAAGTACAAGACCAATTCCGCATAAATAAACTAAGCTTGAAACAGGGCGGTCATGAGGTAACAATCGTAATGGCAAACGGAACCCGATTTATCTATGATAAGATTAAGGATCCGTACCGGTATGTTATGAGTATTCGCCGCGAAGGTAAGAATATTCAAGAAGTTTACGTAGACGGCGAGCCCTTTAATGTAGATTCTTATTGATAAATAACTCTATGAAGAGTTATGTACTGTCAAGAAAGGTGTGGATTGCCGAATCTTCCGCATATTATAAGGACCAGTTAAACCCAAAATTCTGGAGTAATGAGGAATTTGACCCAATGGTCAGAACTAAATTACTGGCTATTGCGCAAGACTTTTATGAAGGTCTACAATTGACTGTTCCGATCATTGATGTTCAGTTAACTGGGTCAATTGCCAACTATACATGGAATGAGTATTCAGACTTAGATGTTCATGTTATCATAGACTTTAAATCAATTGGCGATGATATTGAACTAGTTAAAAAGGCGCTAGACGGCCAGCGCTTTATTTGGAATATGCGTCATCCGGTCATCATCAAAGAACATGATGTTGAACTATATGCTCAAGATGATAATGAGGTTACAGGTATTAAGTGGAGGCTCTCAGGATTATTCTCGTTAATGAAGAACGAGTGGATTAAAAAACCGGTTTGGAACGAACCAGTAATTGATGAACTTGACGTTAAGCGTAAAGTCGAAGCGTACATTACAGAAATAGAAGAATTAGAAAAGAATTTACAAGACGGGTCAGATGAGTTTGAAGCAAGAGAATTGCTAGAAAGAGTCGGTGCGCTAAAGACCAAGATCATGAAGGCTCGCAAAGTTGGACTAGACCGGGCTGGCGAGTTTTCTATAGAAAATTTAGTGTTTAAACAATTGCGTAGTCATGGCTGGATAGATAGACTTATTGATGCTGGCGCAAAATCGTATTCAGCAATCTATTCAGATACTGACAAAGCTGATGCCGAGGACTCAACATCACCAGAAAGAGTTGACACAAAGCCAATAAATGAAGATCGGATTGATCCAGGTAGCCTGGTTTTTGTGTTGGGCAAAAAACAGGAAGGAGGCCGCCGCCTCTATCTATTTGAAATTGAGTGGTCTAAAGTAGTAACTCGACCTGGCGGATGGGAAGTAAACATGGTTGGTCTTAGAAATCCAATGATTATTAAAAAGGTTGATAGAGAGCTTGGTGCTAAATCTATTGACGCGAGACCAATAGATCTACAACGAGCAGTCGGCTTAACCAATATGAGTATTGTTTTAAATGCAAAGACGAAGACTCCTTTTTGGCATGATACTGTTAATGTTAAATTTAATAGCGTCGCGCAATTATTAAATACTATGAAGTATCGAATCCCAGCGATCCCAGATCTAAATCTAGATTAATTTCCAAATTTTTTAAAAACTTTGACCGCCATCGTAAGTAAATAATGTTAATGATGGTTCAGTTTATCGATTTTTACGTTAGAGCAGATAATGCGCACTCAACTGAAATAGTAAAGTACGTTCTTTGTAATTTAGTTGACCTGGGCACCGTTAAAAAATGGAGCGAAACAGGTGATGGTGATTCAATGCACTTTACAGTAAACGGTACCTGGACGGCATATAGTACAGTGTCAGCAATGATTCCAAAGAAGAACTCTCCGGAAAACAAATTAATATCAATTTCCATAGAACATTTCGAAGATGACTAAAATCGTGATGTACTTGATCTTCACCATCGCTGAGTCGAACTCAAAATATTTTTTGAAACCTTTTTTAACTAACTCAAAAAAATCAGATTTTAGTATATTAGCCTAAATGGCACTATCTAAAATTAAAGTTAGTTCGTCTACATTAGTTAAGATCGGAGTGCTAATCTTTTTAATAAAGCTAGTGTATAAGATTTTGAATAATGGATTTAATTAATAAAACAGACAACTCAAACAAATTAGTTAGTCCAGTTTTGCCGGACGGAATTAAAAACTACCTGATCGACATTGACGGTACAATAACGGAAGACGTGCCAAATGAAGAATCCGAAAGAATGTTAACCGTTGAGCCATATTTAAATGCAGTAACTGTAATAAATGAATGGTTTGATCAGGGTCACATTATTACTTTCTTTACTTCAAGAACTGAAGAACATCAAAGAATAACTGAAATTTGGCTAAACTTTCATGGATTCAAATATCATAATCTGCTGATGGGAAAACCTAGAGGAGGCAATTATCACTGGATTGATAACCATATTGTGAGAGCAACAAGATATAATGGACTTTGGTCTGATCTTGTAAAGAAAAATGTAACGATAGAAGTATTTCCACCTAACGAATAATTATGGCAGCAAAAGATATAGGACGAAAATACCAGTTGTTAGATGAAATTGAACACGTTCTCAAAAGACCTGGCATGTATATTGGCTCAACAAAGCCTCATACTTCAAACGAATGGATATTGGGAGATGGTAACTTTTTTGAAAAGGAAGAGGTGATCTATAATCCTGGATTTCTAAAACTCTTTGATGAAATTATTTCAAATTCAGTTGATGAACATAAGCGGACTGGAAAAATTAATACGATAAAAGTACAAGTAGCTTCAACAACAATTTCAGTCTGGGACAACGGAGGAATCCCAGTTATGCCTCATCCCGAGCACAAGGTCTGGATCCCAGAGCTTATCTTCTCAAATCTTAGAGCAGGCTCAAACTTCGACGACACTGAGGGTCGTACTGTGGCGGGAACCAATGGCGTCGGAGCGTCGCTTGTCAATATTTTCTCCGATAAGTTCATTGTCGACACGGCAGACAAAAAGAATCGCTTCTATCAGACTTTTACTAATCATATGTCTAACCGGACTGCTGCAAAGATCTCAAAGAGTAATCGCGGTTTTACGGAAATAACCTACACACCAGATCTCAGTCAGTTTGGCATGGTTAGCATTGATTCGGCGCACATCAAAATGATACGTAAGCGAGTTATTGAAATAGCTGCCGCTAATCCAGGACTTAAACTTGAATTTGGCAAAGAAAAGTTTAGATTTAAAACCTTTAAAGAATATGTTGATCTCTTTGTAAAAGATGCAATTTGGGAAAGATCTGAACATTGGGATTTTGCAATTGGAGTTTCTAAAGATGGGTATCAATCGCAATCATTTGTTAATTCTATTTTAACTAAAGACGGCGGAACTCATGAGAACTATATTATCTACCAAATAATCGAGCAACTGCGTGGATTAATTAAAAAGAAATACAAGGTTGATACAAAACCGGCCGAGATTAGAAATCACGTGTTTCTTTTTTTAAACTGCACAGTCATAAATCCAAGTTTCTCTTCCCAAACTAAAGAGAAACTAATTACTGAAGCGAAAGATTTTCAAACTGCTCATAAAGTTTCTGAAAAATTTGCAAAAGCAATTTTCTCGTCAGAGGTTGTGCAATCATTGCTCGACTGGATTGAACAGAAAAGGAATTCAGAAGAAAAGGCTGAGTTACGTAAGCTTAACAAATCTTTGTCTACTGCAAAGGTTTTAAAATTAATTGATGCAAAAAGTCGGGATAGAGAAAAGTGTTCGCTCGGCATTTTTGAAGGAATGTCAGCCCTATCAGCTGTTAGAAAATTTAGAGATCCTCAAACCTTTGGAGCATTTCCGCTTAGAGGTAAATTCCTAAATGTAGCTGAACTTAAACATGCTGAGGTAATTAAAAACGAAGAAGTCGTTCAGCTAATGGCATCGCTAGGTATTAAGCTTGGAGAAGACGCTAGACATCCTCGCTATGGAAAGATCTTAATTTATACAGATGCTGATCCAGATGGAGACTCTATTGCTGCAATGTTAATCAATTTCTTTGCTCGATATTGGCCAGAGCTATTTGCACATGACCGCGTCTTTAAGGTAATGACACCGTTAGTCGTTGCAAAGAGGGGTAAGGAGGTTATACCGTTTTATTCAAATGAAGACTACCAAAAATGGGAAGTAAAAACTGGCGCAAAAGGCTGGAACATTGAATATAAAAAGGGATTAGCGGCTCTTGAGGATGAGGAGTACAAAGAAATTATCTATAATCCAGTTCTAGTTAAAATTGATAATGACCGAGAATATAAAGAGAGTTTAGCTAATTGGTTTGGTAATGACTCAGGCGTTCGTAAGGAAAAACTTCTAAATTATCAGTATAATAGCAAAGTCATATGAAGAAAGTACAAGCAGCAAGAAAATCAATAACGCAATATCTTGATCAAGACTATGCTATCTATGGAATGTATACTCTTGAGAATCGAGCAATTCCATCTGTGATTGACGGATTTAAACCGACTCAGCGAAAGATCATCTACATTGCAGATAAGGTTTGGAAGAATGGGACAGAGAAGCCTCTAAAAATATTTCAGCTTGGTGGTAAAGTTGCAGCCGATGCGCACTATCACCACGGTGACGGCTCTCTTAATTCAGCAATCATTGGAATGGCTCAATCTTTTAAGAACTCATTACCTCTACTTGAAGAAATAGGCCAGTTTGGTTCGCTGAGATCGCCAGAGGCAGGTGCTGCTCGTTACATTTCAACTAGAACAACTAAGAACTTTAGGCTGCTATATAAAGATTTTGAGCTGCTAGAATCCAGGTATGAAGAAGGTTCTCAAATTGAACCAGCTTTCTTTTTACCAATCATTCCAGCAGTTCTACTAAATGGATCTTCCGGTATTGCAGTTGGCTTTGCGACAAATATCCTAAACCGTAATCCGCTCGACCTAATTGATGCATGTTTAAATGTGTTAGCTGGTAAAAAAATTCAAGTTCTTACGCCGTGGTGGAATGATTTCTCAGGAGAAGTAAAGCCTACTGGAAATCCAAATCAATATGTAATGACCGGTTCATACCGAGTTGCAAACACCACCACTGTTGAGATTTTAGAATTACCGCCATCTATCACATATCAAAAATATGAGACTCACTTAAATTCTCTGTTAGAAAAGGGAATCATTTATGCGTATGATGATAACAGTTCAGGCGGAATAAACTACACTCTTAAGTTTTCACGAAATACTCTAGCTGACATCGTTAAAAAGGGCAGACTTGAAACCCTACTAAAGATGCAGGAAAACGAAACTGAAAATTTAACGTGTCTTGACGAACACGGTAAGTTAAAAATATTTGAATCAGTCACCGACGTAGTTCAATACTTCGTCAATTTCAGATTAAAATACTACGATAAGCGTAAAGCCTTCTTAATAGACAAATTAACTCGCGATCTTGTTTTTCTGTCGAACCGCGCAAAATTTATTAAGTTAATAATTGAAGGCAAACTTAAGATCAGCAATCGACCTAAGGCTGAATTAGTTGCAGAATTAGAAAAACTAAAATTTGAAAAGATTAATGAGACATACACATATCTATTGTCGATGGCAATTAGCTCGCTAACCAAAGAACTGTATGAGCAATTATTAGCTGAGGTCTCTGCTAAATCCGATGAATTAATCTTAGTAAAAAAGACTGAGCCAATCGATATGTATAAAACTGATTTGACTGAGCTTAAAAAGAACTTAAAAAATTCAAAGTAATTTATGACATATCATCTTCCAATATTAACGTTAATTTTGGTTTGCTTTAGCATTATTTCAATAATCCTTATCAATCGAGCTCAATACAAAAGAACGATTTTAAAGATTAAAATCCAGGAATATTCTATTAAACTAAAGGTTGGCGAATCATACTGGTATAATTCATCAAAAGGTTTTCTAAATAACTCCAATCCTAGCTGTTGGGCAAAAGTTACATCAAAACCTGTCTTAAATAAGCAAAACATAGTTACCGTTGAAGTCCTATTAAAAACAAGCACTGGTCAGCGGACCGCTGCGTCTGTTCCTGCTGCAAGCCTTGCAAAAATTGAACAGCTCAATTCATGAGAGACTATAAGATATTTTCAGTTAACAATCTCAAGCTATCTTCTAAGATTACTAACTCATTAAATATCGAACTAAGCAGATTTAAACTAGATACGTTTTCCGACGGAGAAATGAGTCCACAGTTCGGAGAATCAATTAGAGAAAAGAGAGTATTTTTGGTTTGTACAACGTTTGGGTCAACTGAAATAATTAAACTACTTCTTTCATTAGATGCGGCTAAGAGGGCTTCTGCAAGAGAGGTGATAGCAATATTACCTTATTATGGATATTCCCGCCAGGATCGTAAGGAGGGGCCTCGTGGTGCAATCGGCGCTAGATTAATGGCTGATTTAATTCAAACTGCTGGTGCTGACCGATTGATTTGCCTGGATTTACACGCAGATCAGATTCAAGGCTTCTTTAATGGCCCACTAAATTTGATTCCCGGCCATATCGTCTTTAGTTCTTTCTTAAAGAATTTACCACCTGCTCAATATTCAATTTGTTCGCCTGATGCTGGCGGTGTAAAACGAGCAAACAAGTTTTATCAGCAATTTCTAAAGCAATTTCCTGATGCAACATTTGCAATGCTTTCAAAATTAAGGGATAAGCCAAATTCGATTGAAAGAATGGAATTAATTGGAGATGTTCAGGACAGACACGTGATTATAATCGACGACATGATCGATACTGGCGGAACTTTGATCAAAGCAGCTGAGCTCCTAAAAAATGGAGGAGCAACTGCAGTCTCTGCATGTATTACACATGGGGTTCTATCAGGCCAAGGCCACCATAGAATTATGATGTCGAAAAATCTAGATAAGCTGATCATTAGCGATTCAATTGAACAGGAAGTAGTCAATCATAAGATCGAAATAGTTAGCTGCGCATCAGCTATCGCAGCAACAGTTAATGCAATTACAAGTTCAACATCTCTTGAGGAAGCCCTTGAGAGACTTCTTATTACTAAATAAAAAAGGGTTACTTGCGTAACCCTTAGATTTAGGCAGAAGTTCAAGTAATTAAACTATGTCTGCAGATTCAATTAGAGTGTAGGTAAAAGATTTACCATGAATTGCAGCTGCTTTACGACAGATTGCCATAAAGGCTTCAAAGTCAGCAGCCTTTTTGAATACTTGGCAGCCTTCTGACCAATTTTCTACATAAGTAGAGTCTGCTCCAGCTTTGTGGATATTTATTCCAAAAATTCCTTCTTGAATTTTATCTTCATCATATTCCATGTCTTTGTCTGCATCTCTATAAACTTTTACTGGTTTTTGTTGTTTAAGCGCTTCGTATTTACCTTTATGTAAGCCTAGGGTATGCGAACCTCTATATTGACCTTCTACTAAACGAGCAACACCTGCTGCATTATGATATTCCATAACTCCTTTTTTACCAGGATCAGTTGTAGCCATCCAACAATGAGATTTCCACTCTTCACCTAATTTATAAGACACAGTAAGACAATCGTCAAATGCATTTGTAACTTTTTGACCAGTATCTGAATTTCTAACTCCGACTATATTAAGATCATAGTCCTTTGCTCCGGCAAACCAAACGTATCCTTTTGATTTTACAGCCGCTTCAATTTGTTCTCTTGTATAACAACTCATAATTTAAAAAAATTATTTTTATATCGCAAATGATTCTCCGCAACCGCAAGTTCTATTTGCATTTGGGTTTACAAACTGAAAACCTTTACCATTTAAACCATCTGAAAAATTTAATTCAGTACCGAATAGATATAGTAACGATTTATTATCTACTAAAATTTTTACACCTTTATCTTCCGCAAGAGTATCGGTCGGATATTGTTCAGTATCAAATGAAAGTTCATAGGATAATCCACTACAACCGCCACCCTTTACTGCTACTCTTACAAATGGCGTTATACAT